TGGGTGCAACACCACAGTTTGAAGGTTTTATTCAGCTTAAAGCAGTATATCAAAAAGCACAATTGTATGAAGTTGTTCTTATGTCAAACACAGCAGACTTGTTTTCAGCAGTTGGTGAGAATAAACTTAGAGATGTTTTTTTACAAGCTGATGGTTCATACAGTGATGAATTAGACCATACCTACAACAACACAAATATAATAGCTTCTTGGAATGGTGGTGCAGATGGTTTTAATAACGCACAAGATCCTGCCGTTTCATTAAGAGATTCAAGTGCAGGGGTTCAAAAAGTGATGTATCCGTTTTCGTTTACTAAAAGAGTGTTTTATATTGAAGATTCTTTGTTTGCTCCAAACTCTTTGGATATGTCAAGTGCAGACATTGAGTCAATTGGAATCCCGACAGCACAAGAAAGAATGGCACGGATTGACCAATTTAGACCTGCATTGCAAATAAAAAACATACTTGCAAAAGTCATAGAAAGTGCAGGTTTCAGTTACACATCAAGTTTTATTGATGGCTCTTATTTTGGTAAATTGTTTATGACAACAGGGAATCATCTTGCAAACACAACTATTCCAAACACAAATGCTTCATCAAACCCTGCGGGTTCAATGATAGTTGGAAACAATGGTCAATGGGGTGGTTTCAATCAAGCATCTGATCCTGTTCTTAATGCCTTAGCAACAAATGAAGTTATTCCAGAAGACTACATAACAACAATTGTCCCCGCTGACACAGTTACAGGTTCGGGTGCTTATGACACTGTGAACATCTGGAATGAATCAGATAACTTTTTTACAAAGCCGTTTCAAGGGTTTGATTCAATAAGTGTATCACACACGTTTAGAACTGAAAATGTTATTCCTTTAACCACAACATCACAAATGTATTTGAAAGTGTGGGTTGAAGATATTGATTCTGGTGAAATATATGGAGATGTTATATATGAACCATTTACACCGGGCAGTTTTTCAGACGACTTTGGACCGGCAAATTTAACACATTCATTCAATACAATGGATATGTCAGTTGGTGCGTCAGCTTATATAAAGATGACTATACAAAATGCCAAGTTTTTATCTGGCGGTGGAACTCGTGAATTTTTCTTTGGTGATACTGCGGGAAGCTACACGCCACAAGATTTAGAAAGTTTGATACAAGCAACGTGGTCACCATTGAATCAAGGTGTTTTTGGGGGTGTTGTAAATGTTCCATTTTGTATTGACGAAACAATACTTCAAAAAGATTTTCTTCTTGACATAATACAAAGATTCAATTTGGTTATAATACCAAGCCAAGATGATCCTACTAACTTACTTATAGAACCTTACAATGACTATCTTGCGCAAGGTGAAATAAGGTCTTGGACAGACAAATTAGACACGTCAAAAGAGATAATTGTCAAAGATACCACATCACTGCAAAAAAAGACAACTCATTTGACAGACCTAGAAGATGTTGATTTAACAAACAAAACAATTAAAGAAGATGCCCCAGATGTGAATGTATATGGACACTATGACAGAATTGAATCAAACAATGAGTTTGCTACGGGTGAATTTACAAACACACCTATCTTTTCACCTTATATAAATTTTAGGATTCCTGTGATGGACGGGAATGACTATTCAATGTTAAAGAATGTTGTTGCACAATTTGAGTTCACATACAAAGCCGTTGAGGGTGGTTACGAATACCCATTAGAAGCCACAAAGCCAAAATTGTTTTATTATTGTGGAACACCTACAACACCAAAGAATCAAGAAGACGCAGATGTTGAATACTATATGCACAACCAAGTTGCAACAGACAGTGTGATTAACACCTACACGTTCACAACTTTTCCTGTATGCACACCTTATGACATAACACCATCAAGTGATGCTTACACATTAACGTCAGCAAACAACTCATTGTATTGGAATGCAAATGCACCTGTTGTCGGTGAATCTGATATTTTTAACTATGAAGCAACATTGGGAACTTGGTTTGACAACACTTTATATGGCAAGTATTGGAAACCATACTTTGAGAGCATATACAGTGAAGATGCAAGAATTATGGAATGCTATTTGTATTTAGATGATGTTGACATTCATAACTTTCAATTCAATGATGAGGTGTTTATTAAAAATACTTATTGGCACGTTTTAAATATACACAACTATCAAGTTGGTGTTAAAACATCAACAAAGGTCACTTTGATTAAAGTTGTAAACACACAGATTCCTTGTGTTGACTGTGACTATGTTGTTGGAACAGATTCAACAGGAAGCAACCTTTGGAATAATTATTTTTATTATTGGTGTCCAGACACCGACCCAAGTTGCACGCCAGATGTTTCGGGATTGCCGTTGACGGGTATATTAGCACCACAAAGTTGTTGTGAGTGTCAAGGTGGTATGTCTTTGACATTTATCAATTTGGCGACAGGTTTATATCCTTGTTTAGCGAATTCAGGTAGTTTTCCGCTAAGACTGAAAAGTTTGCTTGGTATTCGTTCCATATTGGCACAAGGACAGGTTCGGTCTATTTTTACTGAAAAATTACAAGGATTGAAAAAACAATTAGTGATAGGTTCTGACAATAGCAAATTCAGTCGAGGTTCTATATTACCGCCTGTTGCAGATGATATGGTTATTAAATATAAAACCAAAGTAAAAGGGAAACCACAACTAAATGGTGAAATGCACAGAATAATGGTTTTAGGCTATACTACAGGCAACACAAGGGGTTATGCTTACCCAGAAGGTCAACCATCACAAACAAAAATCACTATTCCCGCTAACACAAACACAATAATAAGAATCACAGGAACAGCAACGGTGATCGGTGGAACAAGTTCAACATACACGCAAGGTTACACAGAAGGGTTTTCATATTATACTGCATTTAAGAATGTTCAAGGAACAATCACGCAATTAAGCACAACAGGGGGACAACAAGAATTTAGTATTAGAGAGGGTGCAAACCCAACAACCTGCACATTGTATATAACAACAAATGATTCTGAATTACAATTTGGGTTAGATGACAGTCAAACAGACACCAGAAGAATTTGGTCAATGTCGGTAGATATGTCAATACAAAGAATCAACAATATGGTGTTCCCTTATGGTGATGATTGGGCAATTTTTCAAAATAGAGATGGTATACAATTTATGAATTACGACAGAATGTTATGGAATTAAAACAACACATACAGCTAAGTTCAATAATGATGTTGACACAGCTAAGAATTATTAACACAATTGAACTGCAAGGTCAAAAAGAATACTGTTTTTTATATGGTATGAATGAAAGACACGACAGCTTCAAAAGAATGTTTAAAGAAATAAAACGAATAATATGGCTAAAAAGGTAAATGTTGAAGTAAATTTTGACACAAAAGATGCACAGAAAAATGTTAAGGATTTAGACAAAGACTTGCAGGACTTAGGCAATAGCGCAGAGGATTCTGGGAACAAAATAAAAGGTGCAGGTGGTGGTGCTGAAAAGTCTGGTGATGATGCAAAAAAAGGTGCAAAAGGTTGGAACATATTTGGAAAAGCATTGCGAATGACAGGAATTGGTGCATTGGTTGGTGTCTTGTTTAAATTTAGTGAAGTGCTTATGGGAAACCAAAGAGTGATGGACACTGTGAATACTGTTGCAAATACAATGTCAATTATATTTTCAGACTTAGTCAATTTGGTTATTGACACAGCAAACAGATTCATTGATTTTACCATTGAACTTGGGAATGTAGAAGAAAATTTCAACAAAGTAAAACAAAGTGTCATTGACTTTGGGGGATCTATAAAGACATATATAATTGATGCCGTTAGACAAACCATTGAGGGGGTTGGTCTTCTTGGTCAAGCGGTCAGCAAGGTTTTCAAGGGTGAATTTAAAGAAGCAGGTGAACTTGCAAAAGAAGGTGTTAAAACATTATGGAATGCAAACCCTGTTGTTGACTTAACAAAAAAGTCAATAGAGTATGGAAAAAATGGTCTTGGAAAAGTTATTGAGGGAACTAAAAAAGCAATTAAAACAGCAAAAGACTACATAACAACAACGATAGATGAAGCAAAGGCAATTGTCCAGACAGAAAATGAGTTGACAAAGAAAATTGGAAAACTTGAACAAGAACGTGTTGCAATACAGAAAAACATTGATGAAAAAACTAAATTAAGAGATAATGAAAACAGAACCTTTGAAGAAAGAAAACAGGCGGCACAAGAATTATTAAAACTTGAAAAAGACTTACTTGACAATGAAATAGAACTTCAAAAGGCAAGGGTTGAAAATTTAGAAGCTGAATTGAGGGTTAATGAAGACAACCTGCAAATGCAACAGGAACTTGCCCTTGCAGAAGCAAAGTTGACAGAATTAAGAAACAAAGATATTAAGCAAATCACAGACCAGACACAAGCTATTCACGATTTGACAGTGGCACAAGGTCAGTCAATAAGAGAAATTGAAATGCTTTCTAAATTTGGTCGAGAAAGAGAACTTGCTGAACTTGATGAATTTTACAGAGAACAATCAGAAAAGGCAAGAAAAGCGGGTGTTGACCAAGCCAGAGTGCTTGAAATGGTTGAGATGAAAAAGCAAGAAATAAGAAAAAAATATAATGATATAACACTTGGTGCAACCGCAAATTTGTTTGGTGCTTTAGCAGGACAACAAGAAAAAGGTTCTGCAAAATGGAAAAAAATGGCAACAGCACAGGCGTTAATCAACACATTTTTAGGTGTAACAAAAGCATTAAGTGACAAAGAAATGCCGTTCATTGCCAGAATGTTAAATGCAACAACACAGTTGGTTATGGGTATGAATAATGTGAAAGCAATTAAAGAAACTGAAATGGAAGGCGCAGGTGGTGGTGATGATGTTAGTGTTGCAGGTGTTTCAATGCCTGTTCCACAAGGGAGTCCAATTGCAGGTGCTTTTGAAGAATTGATACCAAACCAATTGACAGAAGATGTGGCGGTAACAGGAACACAACCTGTTCAAGCGTTTGTTGTTGAAAATGATATTTCAAGCAGTCAAGCATTGCAAGAAGAACTAAATTTGCAGTCAACATTGTAAACAAAATACTCTTTGTTATATTTATAAAAAACAAGTCAAATGAAAAAAACAAAAATCGTTGAATTACTAATTGATGAAACAGAAGAAATTCACGGCATTCAAGCAATATCACTTGTGTCAAACCCTGCATTAGAAAGGGGGTGGGTGGCACTAAGCAAAGACCAATTTCTTTCACTTGCAAAAGTAGATGAAGAAAAAAGAACACTCGTGGGTGTGGCATTAATACCAGAAAAACAGATTCCAAGATATGATGAAACAGAAGGTGAATATCTTGTTTTCTTTTCAAAACAAACAATAGAAAAAGCACAAGAACTTTTTATGAACAGTTTAAAAAACAACAAAGCAACTGTTGAACACGAAAAAGATGTTGAGGGTGTTTCTGTCATTGAAACTTGGATCAAAGAAGATGAAAATGACAAATCTAATTTATATGGCTTTTCTGATTTGCCAATTGGTTCTTGGCTTGTAAAAATGAAAGTGTATAATGATGATGTCTGGAAACAGGTGAAACAGGGCGAACTAAAAGGTTTTAGCATCGAGGGTTACTTTGTAGACAAAGCAATTGAAATGCAGAAAGGTGATATTTTAGACTTAGCAGAAGAATGTATTGAGTGTGAACAAAAAGAATTGATGGAAGAAATAAAAGATGTTCTTATGAATGCTGAACTAAAACCAGACAAAACACTTGATGGAACACCTATATACAAAGACATTGAAAAAGCTGAATTATATGGTCAATTGTTTTTTGACTGTGTTGGAAGCCATCAACACGAAATAGATGGCGAAACTTATTATATGGGATGCAAGTCACACGCAGAAATACTTAAAAAAAGAAAAAAGAAAATTGCAGACAGATCATATAAATACAAGTCTAAAAATATGGAAAAATATCCGTGGGACGAATGTATTAAAGACCAGATGAAAGAATATGGGGACAGGGAAACAGCAGAAAAAGTCTGTGCATCAATAAAAAATAGAACTGTTAAAAGATAGTTTTACATTTTGAAAAGGAACAAAAACCAAGTATTAATATATATAAAAAAAGATTAAAATGAGTTCATTACAAAAAATCAAAGAACTATTAAAGTTCTCAAAAAAGAAGACATACAAAATTAATATGTATGCAGAAGCAATTCTTGATGATGCAAGAGTAATAGCAACAGACAGCGAAGAATTTGAAGTTGGTTCAGAAGTATATGTAATAAATGACGCAGGTGAAGTTGAAAGTCTTGCGGAAGGCATATACACAATGCAAGATGGTTCTAAACTAAGAATTGATGCTGAAAGCAAAGTTGCAGGATTTGGTGAAGAAGAAGTTGTTGAAGAAGAAGTTGTTGAAGAAGAAATGGAAGCAGAAGAAATGGAAGCAGAAGAAGTAGTTGAAAAAGAAGAAGTGATTGAAGAAATCACGGCTGATCCAATTATTGAAGAAATTGCAGTTAAAATCAATGAAGCTACACCAGATGAAGTGACAGAAGAAATTTCAAAAGAAGTTGCAAAAGTGGTTGTTGACCATATGGCAGAAAAAGTAGAAGAAGAAGTTGAAGTGAAAGAAATAGAAATGTCTTCTGATTTAATGGGCGAACTTTTAACAAGATTGTCTGCAATAGAAGATAAAATTAATACATTAGAAGAAACACCTTCTAATAATGGGGTTAATATAACTCCAACACACCTGAAAAAGGAAACAGTTGATTTAGGCAAAATGTCAGTCAGCGAACGAGTTAAACACTTAATGAATAATTAATACTAATTTTAAAATGAAAAAATTTAATTTATCACGAAACAAAAAGTATGATTTTGACATTACTATCAACAGTGACACCTATGCGGGTGAACAGGTATTGCCTTACGTGAGGGCGGCTCTAAGAAGTCCAGATACAATCGCTAAGGGTTATGTTAGACAAATTGAAGGTCTTAACAAATCAGCAGTAATTTCACAAATTTCATCTTCAAACCCAATAGTTGCCGCGTCTTGTGGTTTTACTTCTGGCGCTAACACTTCTACAAGTGAGCAAATCTTAACGCTTACCGATATGAAAGTAAACGAAGAAATTTGCCGAGGCACAGTATTCCCAACGTGGTTTGGTCAAGGAATGGACAGAAACGGAAATTTACCACAAGCATTTGGTGATTTCTTACTTGAAACAGTTGCGGCAAAAGCCGCGGCACAATTAGAGATTGCAATTTGGCAAGGTGCTTCACCATTTGGAACAGGGTTCTTGTCAAATGATGGTGGTTTTGATGAAGCAGGTGCAGATGCAAGTGCATTGAAAGACTTTACAGAAGTTGATTTTGCTGACTCTTTAGCGGCATCAGACATCTTGACTGATATGGCTTCTGTTTACAACGCAGTTGCTTCTGATGTTTCTGGTCTTTTAACTAAGCCGGGAGCAGGTTTCTATATGAACAACAAAACTTATGGTTTCTACATTCAAGCATTAGCAAGTGCAGGTTCTAACCAAGGACAAGTTTCTGGTGCAGGATTTAACTTAGATGGTGATAATATGACTTACTTCGGATTTCCAATATACAGATGTCCGGGAATGTTCAACGACACTATCGTATTTACATATCCAGAAAACCTAGTAGTAGGTTCTAACACAAATTCTGGATGGCAAGAAGTGAGATTGATACCGAAATATGAGTATGATGGTTCAGACAACATTGCAGTTGTTATGCAATTCGCTATGGGTGTTCAAACTGCTGTTGCGACTGATGGTGTATACGGATCAACTGTTTGGTCTTAATAGATACTTTTTAAAATGGGGAGTTGCAATATACTCCCCCTTTTTATAACCTTTTAAAGAAAATGAAAAATGAATAAATTTTATAAATTCGCCTGTGATGTCAGCGAAGGTCGTTTGGTCGCCTGTAAAGATGTCATCGGTGGAATACAAAAGATTTTCTTGACTAATTACGATGAAGCATTACTTTCAAAGCTAACCATTACAGCAAATGAAATAACTGACTTTAGTTCTGCAATAACTGTTTTCCAATATGATCTTAGAGCAAACACAGGAACATACAATGCAAATTTCACAAGCAATGATGCAAATGGAACAACATATTATGAACAAGTTTTGGAAGTTGTATTGCAAAAGATAGTTCACGAAGACCTTCCACATTTAGACAATATACTAAAGGGAAGATGTCACGTGTGGGTTTTAGATGCAAATGACAATGTGTTCTTATTAGGAACAAGATTTGGTTGCACTGTTACAGCAGGCGCAATGTCAACAGGAACGGCAAAAGCTGATATGAGCGGATTTACTTTGACGTTTACAGCACAAGAAACTGAAAACTATATGCTGAAAGAAACAGCAGGTGTTGGAACAGATAAATATCCGTTTGACGGAATATCTACTGATGGCAACGTGACCATCACTGTTGGAACTACACCAACATAATAGCACAC